GCCGCGGTGGCGCCCGTGGTCGCCGAGCCGGCGAAGAACAACACTTCACCGAAGCTCGCACTGCGTACACAGGCAGCGAGCACTGTCGCACCGTTACTGCCGCCAGGGGCCACCATCGCTCCCAACGCACCAGCCGGAACCTGCACAGTTGCATCACGCAGACCAGCGCGAGTGTTGGTCTTGCTGGCATCGAGCGACTGCCGACCCTGCACCATGCTCTGCAGGTTCATCTGCTTGGTCTGGATGACCAGGGCGCGATTGGTGAACGTCGCCGTGGCATCAGGCGCGTCGTTGGGCGTGTACAGCGTCCAGTTGATGCCGTCGAGGATGTCGGCCACCGGCGCTTCGGTACGCCAACCATTGGCCACCGGATTCGACGGCAAGTTGTACCAGTTCGCCATCGCACCCGTCGCACCCGCGGTGCGGTAGCTGACGAACGTCGGATCGGTATTGGCCGCAATCGCCGCCTTGAGGATGGCGAGTTGGGCAGCAGTGAATTGAGTCGACATAGAGTCCTCTGTTCAGTTCAACGGGGGTAGCCGTAGTCATTGGACATGCCACCGATGGCATTGACGATGCCGCCATAGACCACCGCACCAGGCTGACGACGCGCACGACGTTGTTCGAGCTTGGCTTCCTTGCAGTACGCCTCGAAGTCGGCCTTGTTGTCCGCTGCGCGCGTCTTGTCGAAACACTCCGCGTCCTGCTTCATGTAGGCGCGATACTTGGCCCAGAACAGCAGGGCGCGGTGGTGGTCGGCGGGGATCTCCAGCGCCTGGTCGTCAGTGATCGTGATCAGCGGCTTGCGGAAAACCGTGAGCTGCACCGTGACGGTTTCGGTGGGCATCGGGTAGGCCCGCACCTTCCCAGTCTCGATACCCATCACCAGAGCCTTCAGCGTGCCCGTGCTGCCGTCCCAGCGGTAGCCCCTGGTGACCATGTCCTCTTGACTGATGATGTCCACCGGCCGACCCGTATCTGTGCGGTACGACGTGCGCACCTTGAGGATCACCGGGTTGAAGGCGTACCACTCGGTAGCGGGCACGATGGCGATCTGCGTGACCGCCACCGTGGAACCGTCAGAAATGCCGTCAGTGAGGCGGCAAAAGGTGGTCTGTGCGTCGTCGATAGCGCCGAAGACAAAGTCATCCGACCAGAGATACGGGACGGCCGAGTCATTCATCTCGTCGCGAAACAGATCGAGCAGATCACCCGAGGTCATGGATCAGTCCTCCAGGCTCGGGTATTCAGTCCAGAGCGTGTCGCGCTCGCGCGCATCGACGCTCCAGCCAGTCTCGCGCGCCAGCACCGACACGTGGGGTGCGCCACCGGCGGTGAAGTCGCTGCGGTCGTTGCGCAGGATGATGACCTTGAAGGCCTTGAAGATCGCGTCCCGGCGCTCGGCGATGGCTTCGGGCGAGGTCTTCGATTTCGGCAGATCATCTTCTTCCAACTCGCTCTCGGGCACGCCGCCCTTGGCGAGCACTTCCTCGAACATCGCGGGCGGCACGAGGTGCAGCTCACCCTTCTTGAATTCGATGGAGATGCCGCACGTCGAGCTGACGGTGCGGTTGCGGTGCATCATGAATTTCTTGGCAGTGGCCATGTCATCGTCCTGGTAGTTGGGGGTGCTGATGGACGGACGGGGCCTTGCGAGCCCCGTCCGTTGGTCAGTCCTTGATCAGTTTCCCGATCAGGAGACCTGAACTTCATTGCTGCGACCGTCGACCGTGTACATCACACGGATGCGCGCCTTGCCCGCCGTGGCCTGGGCCACAGTGAAGGTGAAGGTGAGACGGACGTTCTGACCCGCACTCTCCAGCAGCGGCGAAGTCAGCAGCAGCGCGGTGCGGCCGGCGGACAACAGGCTGGTCGCGGCCAGGTCAGCCACCAGCGAGCCGGCGATACCCACCGAGACGGTGCAGGCGGTCGGGCCGACAAAGGCCGTCTCGACGATCAGTTCGCCGCCAATGACCACCGCGCCGGGCGGCATCGGCAGCGCGTCGAAAGTCACCGTGGACCCGATGGCGCCGGTCAGGCCCGACTCGTTGGGGTCGGTGGACAGCGCCGGAGTCGATCCGAAGGTCTTCTTCGCGCCATCGACGGTGTCGACAACCCAGTTGTTCCAACTGAACGCGAATTCCTGGAACAGCGGGTACTGGGCGGTGCGGTTTGCGAGCAGTTTCATGTCGATCTCCTTATTGAGCGACGTAGCAGGAGATCACGCCGAAGTCTTCGGTCGTGTTCGCTTCGTAGATCGTCCCGAACTTGGGCTTGAGCAGGCCGAGGATCTTGCCCATCGCAATGCCCTGGCTGTTCTCGTAGTCGAAGCCCTTCTCGTTCCAATCGGGGGCACCGATGTCGGCCATGCCGAGGGCCTGCGCGCCGCAGAACAGGATCTGCGAGCCCTGCAGATTCAGGCCGGCGCCGTACATGTTGGTGCCGCTGATGCCCTGCGACACGTTCGGCACATGGCGGAACTCGTGCAGGTAGATACCGTCGATCTTCACGCTGGTGCCGCTGAAGAGGTTCGCGTTCACGCTGGACGACGACGAGTGCCGCAGGTTCAGCATGTAGTCGTTGTCCTTCTTCAGCTTGGCGAAGGCCTGCGGCGTCAGGAACGCGTGGTAGGTCTCTTCCGAGCCGTCCATCACGCCGCGGACGTAGCGGTCCTTGGCGTAGGCCTTGAGCTGCACGAAGGTCTGCCAGGCCGGGAAGTCGGACGTGGCCGCAGCGCCGGTGTTGACGATGGCGCTGGAGGTGTTGTTGCCCGAGTTCCAGTCCTTCAGCACGCCGTTGACGTTGTCCCAGCGGGTCATGCGCTTGGTGCTCGGCGCGGTCACGTCACTGGCGAACTCCAGGTTCGGCAGATCGGAGCCGACGCGGGTCGAACCGTTCGGACGGATGGCGAACGAGCGGCCACCGAGGGCGCTGAAGGCCATCTGGTCCATGCGGTCGCTGAGCCAGTAGGCCAGCAGGTCGCGGCTGTTGCCCCGGAATTCCACGACAGACTTCTGGTCGGCCATCTTGCCTTCGTGGCGATTGGCGTGCCGGAGCTGGTCGATGCGGATGACCTGGTCAAAGGTCTGCATCGCTTCTTCGTTGCCTTCCAGGGTGCGGTCACCGGCCACACCGTCGCCAGCCAGGTCGGCCAGCAGCGTGATGACGGCGCGTGCGCCCTTTTCGGACTTCTTCAGCTCGGTGATGTGCTGCACCATCGAGTTCGGGCCTTTGCCCAAGAACCGATTGATGAAGGACATGTTGCGGGCCTGCTTCCACAGGTCGCGGGACCAGACGGTCTTCTGCTCGGTGGTGAGCAGCGTGAAATTGGTGAGGGACATGACAGTCCACCTTTCGCAGAGTAGAAACGAATCGAAGTTAGATGGTCGAGAGACCGCTTCGCCGAATGTCGCTTCGTGCCTGCGAGGCCAGGGCTATCGTGCCTGGGACGTGTACCGTGTGTCGCTCGGTTCCCGCGTGGCCAGGACTGCGCGCCTGGAGCGTTGGGCGCAGTGTAGTCGAAAAAAGAGCTTCGATTGCATTTCGCTATCGAAGCTCAGTTGCCAGTAGCCTGGCAGCCCCTACGGTGAACGGTCAGATCGGCTGGATCGGGAGGATCGCCCAGTCTTCAGCGAACAAGTCGCCCTGGCTCGGCAGCCACGGCACCAACTCGTTGTTGACGTTCTTCAGGTAGGCATACGGCACGCCCATCTTCGAACCCTTGTCGGGATACTGGGCCGAGACCCACATGCCACCCCCGTTCCAGCCGCGCCGCGTGATACGTTGGCCACACTTCAGTGCGTGGAGTGCGTCGGAGAAGCTGCGGTTCGCGGCCACCTCGACGGTGGTGCGGATGGTCGGTGGGACGTAGCGCACATCACCGCCCAGCGAGCAACTCGCTTCGGTAGCGCATTCGCCGCGAATCAGTCTCTCCGCTTCCGCGTCGATGCGAGCGTGGGCCTTCTTGATCTCTTGTTCGTTCACGATCTCTCCTTGGTTAAAGTTCAGGTTCAAAAATTGTCGCCGCGCAGCTCCGCGAGGGCCTCTTCCGAGAGGGCGTTGAAGTCCTTCTCGGTCATCCTCATCACGTTCTTGGCGTCCACCCCGCCACCGGCCTTGTCGGAGTCCAGGCCGACCTTCGCGGTGCTCGGGGGTGTGCCCTTGGCTGCGGCCAGGGCCTTGGCCACGGCGGCTGCCTTGCGCTCGGCAGCGGTAGCCTTGGCCACGTCCTTGTTGTCCGCATCGACCTTCGGCTTGACCTCGACGGCATCTTCCTGCTTGACCGTCTTGGCCGACACGAGCTTCGAGACCGCCTTCTGCAGCGCGGCGGTGGGCGTCATGCCCTTGCGCTCGTAGGTGGTCTTCAGGTCGGCCACGTCGCTAATCAGTTCAGCGTCATGGTCGGGGTTGTCGGGATTGAGCTGCGGGTAGGCCTCTTCGACGCGCTCCAAGGCGACGTTGAAGCGCGCGTTCTCGGTCGCGATGGCCGTGGCCGCAGCGATGCGCGCCTCGACCTTGCTCTCGGACACCTCGCGCTCCAGGCGGCGGATGTTGGACATCACCGCGCTGGCCTCCTTGACGTTGCCGTCAGAGGTCAGCTTCGTGAACTCGGCCTCCATCTCGACCAGCTTGATCTCGGCTGCCGACAGCTCGGCCGCGATGGTGGCGACCTTCGCGCCCTTCTCGTATTGCGCGAGCTGGCGCGCGAGATCGGCCGCGTGCTCAGTCGCCTTGTTCAGCAGCGCCTCGTGACGCGCGAGCGGGATGCGCGTGTCTTTGCGGGGCTTGCCGGTCGCCTTGGCCTCGGCTTCGGCTGCAGCTTCAGCCTCGGCGGCGATCTCGGCCTCGACCGCAGCTTCAGCAGCGGCTGTCACCGCGGCCTCGTCGACCTCGACCTTCGCGGTCTTCTCGGCAGCCTTCTCGGCAGCCTTCTCGGCAGCCTTCTCGGCAGCCTTCTCGGCAGCCTTCTCGGCAGCCTTCTCGGCAGCCACATCGAGCTTGGCCTTCGCAGCAGCAGCGGCGTCGGCTTCGGCCTCGGTGTTGGTCGGGATGAACTCGTCGCCTCGGTCACCGCCCTCGTCGGCGCTGTTGTGGTCGTCGTCGAGATTGAAGGTCATGTACGCCATGAGGCGGTGGACCCAGTTGAAGAGGTTCATGTGCGCAGTCCTTGCTTGGGTTGGGGTTTGGCGGCAGCGGCTGCTGCCTGGGTGGTAGCAGCGGCGCGTGCGTCTGCGCGCTTGGCTGCCATGTCCTGTGCCTGGAGGCGCAGTTTGTTGCCTTCGGTCTCACGCTTGAGGTTCAGCTCAGCGAAGTCCATCTGCTTGTCGTGCTCCTGCTTGTCCACGGCCAGCGCAGCCTCGTGGTTGGCCACGTCGCGATCCAACTCGGGGTCCACAGCGTCGGGCGACTCGATGGGCGTGTTGGCCAGCACCTGGGCCTTGACGATGGTCTCCTGGGTCTTTGCCTTCTTGAGACTGGCGTCGGCAGCCTTCTGTGCAGCCTCGCCTTCGAGCTTGGCGACCTCGGCCTGCTGTCCACGCTGCTGCAAAGCGGCTGCGGCCTTGGCTTCCGGTGAGTCCTGGTTGCCAGCCATCTGCTTGATGATCTCGGTCTTGTTCAGCAGGCGGCTGGACATCACGATCACGCTATCGGGGATGGCAATGCCCATCTCCTTCATCGACACAGCCTGGTCGAATTGGTCGTCCTCCATCGACTCCTTGTGCGGGATCGAGGTGGTGACCACGTCGTACTCACCGAGCGTGAGGTCGTTGATGATGTGGCCCTCGGGCGAGGCTTCGTTCACCGTGATCGTGGTCGACTCGCCGGTGGCGTGATCGTGGGTGATGGTGACGAGCTGCTGCTCAGTCATGAACTCCTGGATCAGGTCCAGGCCGTTGCGCGCGAGGATGAAGTCGGTACGCGTGAGCGAGTCCATCGGCTTGGCCAGGCCGGTCGAGCCACTCTTCTTCTTCGCGTCGATGGCCTTGGCAGCCACGTCCTCGCGGTCGAAGCCCTGCATCGAGTCGTTGATGCCCGAAATGCCCTTGATGTGGTCTTCGGCCTTGAAGCTGATGCGGTCCAGGCCGGCGGGCACCTGGTTCGGGGCGATCTTGACGACGTCCTTGTCGGGGTCGCCGGCCACCTCGATGACCAGACCCGTGCGAGCGCCGTTCTGCTCCAGCTCCTCGGGCGACATGTTCGTGATCGCGCCGGTCTTCACCTTCCAGCCCGAGTTCGCCGTCGTGTTCACGACGTGCAGCTCCTGGCTGCTAACCTTGTTCAACAGCTCCTGCGGGTCGAGCAGGTTCTCGACCAGGCCGACCGTCGTGCCGCGACGGAAGTAAGGGAAGTAGGGGATGACCGTGAAGTGCTTGTACGGGCTCCAGTCGTCGTGCAGCATGACGTTGTCGCAGATCACCGTCCAGCGGATGCGCCGCACGAGCTTGGTGATGACCTGAAAGCCGAACTTCTCGACGAAGAAGGCGATCCTGTTGCGGTCGAATTCCTTCGGGATCGGCCGCGTGTCACCCGTTTCGACCTCGACGAAGTGCTTCTGACGGTCCAGCATGCGGTGCTGGCGGTCGATGATGCGCAGATTGCGCAGCACCGACGAGTTGTCGTAGTCACCCGCGTACATCGGGTTGTTACGATCACCAAAACGGTCGCGGAAGGCCTGGATCGAGTCGTAGCCGTACGGGAAGAAGCTCTGCTCGCGGTTGCGCAGCAGTTTGGCGTCCTCGGGGCCGTAGAGGATCGCGACATCGTCCGCCGTGAGCCACTTGGTCGTGAAAACCTCGCTCCATTTGTCGGGGTCGTAGTCCTCCGCGTCGGGATCGACGATGACGTTCTTCGGGTTCAGGTTGTCGATGACGATCTTGCCCGTCATCGAGTCGTCGAACTCGACCCGCATGTCCAGATAGCCCCGGCTGCCGATGATTCCGTCAGCGAACATGTCGCTGCGCTTCCAATCGAGCTGGTTGCGGTCGCTGATCTGCTTCCACACCTTCGTGAGAGCGTCGGCCACGTCGGCTGGAGCGCCAGATCGCGGTCGGAAGCTCGTCTCCGCGCGCTGGAAGATCTGCTCACCCATCACGTTCCCGATGGTGCTGATGATCTTGTTGATCGTCAGCGCCGGGCGGCGCACCAGGGCGAGTGCCGCCTTGTCGGCGCGGTCCCACTGGTCTCCGGCGAAGAAGCGCTCGCACTTGTCGGCCTTCTCGACGAACTTCGAGTGGCCGTTGTCACGGCACCAGGCATAGCGCACCCATTGTTTGGTGCAGAGGGCGGTGTCGATGGGCATAGGCGACCTACTTGAGGTACTTCAACTTGTAGAGAGAGCGGTCGATCACGGCGAGGATGTTGTCGATGAGGTTCCCCAGCTCCGTGCAGTCGATGTCATTGCTCTCCGCTTGCTCGCCGTCCTTGTCGTCATACGCCTCGCAGCACTCTTCACGGTTCTCCGTGATCCACTTGCGGAGGTCGGTCAATTGCTGAATGGGCACGCCTGTGGCCAGGCGGATGGTGGGAAAGTCGGCGGCGTCGAACTGGCCGAAGATGCCCATGTAGCACTCGGCAAACTCGTCGGTCGGGTCCAGGATGCCGTCGTAGAACTCGTTGAGGGCGATGTGCGCGGCGTACGTCTTGGCCGCGAGGTGTGCGTAGTGGATCGAGGTGCGCGCCGCGAAGCAGCGGGCGACCAGTTCGCAGGCGGGGCCGCTCACTTGCCCACCACGATGAGTTTCAGCACCTCGGCGATGGTCTTCCAATCGCCCTTTGTCTGGTTCTCGACCGCGCACGAGGCGATGTAGCCGCGCATCCAGATGACGAAGTGCTCGGGGGTGTGCGGAACCCAGTTGTTGACGACCGGCACGCACTGCGGCTCATGAGGAATGACCTGGATCGGGCCGGGCTGCATCTTGGCCAGGTCAGCCAAGGTGTATGGCCTCGATTTCGGGCACGTGCAGAACTTGCCGGCATAGCTGTACGCCTTGCCCGGCTCGGCGATGAGGCCTTCACAGTTCTGGCAGGTACTCATGACTTGGCTTTCAGTGCTGCGGCGATGCGCGCGGCATCACGGGCGAACGAGTCAGCCAGGGCCGGCCACTCGGGGAGGAGGTGTCGGTAAAGCGCGGCGCGGTCTTCGGCCTTGCGCTGGGTGTGGATCGAAATCTTCTTCGAGTGCATCTGCATCACGCCGCCATGTGACTCGCGCCACCCGCTCCGAGGTTGAGTCTGTCGCGCCATGACTTCACTTTGGGTGCCTGCAGCTTTCTGGGCGCTTCACGCCCGACGACCATCGTTGTCATCCACGCCAGGGCATCGACCTGGTCGTCATGAACCCCAGCAGGGAACCGCAGCATCTCGGCGCGGGCAACGTCGTACCACTGGCCCGTGGAGCTGAAGCTCACCATCCCCTGCTGCATCCGCCCCTGAAGCGCCCGCGCTCGGGCCAGCTTGTCGGTGATCGGCTTCAGCACGACGATGGAGGGGTACATCCGCCGCTCTCTCATCCGTTTCTTAAGTAGAGCTTCGATTGCACGGTAGATCTGTCCGTCCTCGAAGCCAAGCACCAGACTCGCGCTGGGCCAACGTGCACACATGTTGAGGATGGATTCTACGATGAAGAAGCTATCGGACGACTTAAACCGATTGACCTCAGCTATGTGCAGCAGATCATCGTCGTCCTGCAACCCGACGACGCCCACGGTGTAGTCGTTCTGCTTCTTCTCGCTGATCGCGAAGTCCCAGGCCATGAAGACGTTGCACCGCTTCGTCTCGGGCAGCTCGGCGCGCTTGAACTGCGCCTTCATGAAGTAGCCGCCGTCGTCGGGCACCGGGTTCTGCTGGTACAGGGCCGACCACCAGCGCCCGTCAGTGCCGTCCTGCTTGCGGTTCAGCGCGCGGATCTTGGCCAGCTTCTTCAGGTCGTACCGGGTCGGGTGCAGCGCCTCGCCCTTGTAGCGCAGCAGCTTGTTGGCGCGCGTCGTGGCGTCGAACACCGTGCGGTCGCCCAAATCGGCCCACGGCTCGTCGTAGACGATGCCGCCTGCGTCGTTGAGGTATTCATCGGCCTCGGCGATGGCCGGGTACTTGACGACGTCGAACTGGTCAATGTCCTCGTCGTCGGCACCCTGCCGCATCATCTGCTGCACGCGGCCGGCCAGGTCGTCGTCGTGCCACCAGGTCTGAATGATCAGGACACCGCCGCCGGGCGCGAGGCGGGTGTAGGCGGTGGAGAGATACCACTCCCAGGTCTTCTCACGCCCGTCCGCGCTGTCCGCCTCTTCAGCGTTCTTGACCGGGTCGTCGATGACCAGGACGTGAGCGCCCTTGCCGGTGATTGGCCCTCCGATACCTGCCGCGACGTAACCACCACGCTCGCCGGCGATGCCCCACTCCTCCGTGCTCTGGTTGTTGGGGTCGAGCTTGACCTCGAAGACGCCCTTGTAGGCGGCGTCGTCCATGATCTGCTTCACCTTGCGGCTGAAGCCCATCGCCAGGGACAGGTTGTACGAGCAAGCGATGAACTCGTGCTCGGGGTGACGACCCAGGTGCCAGGCGGGGAAGTTCTTGGACGCCAGCTCACTCTTGCCGTGCCGTGGCGGCATCAGCAGCATGAGCCGCGGGCTTAAGCCCTTGGCCACGTCCTCGCTGAACTTCTCCAGGCGGCGGCAGATGTCCTCGTGGACCCAGCCGGCGTCGTAGCGGTCGTTCATCCGCTCGACGAACGGCAGCAGCCGGCGACGGGCCAGCACGCGGCTGGCCATCTCAGCCTGCGCGGCGAAGTGCTGCGGGGTTAACGGAGCCAGCGGCTCAGTGACCTCGGGGGTGGTGTTCGCGTAGGCGACCTGGGCCTCACGGGTCGCCGAAAAACGATCGGGTTCGGGTGTGGCTTGGGCCACGACCAGAGCTGCCAAGGTGGCTGCTGCACCCGCGACGGCCTTCAGCGCCCGCTTCTTGGCGGGCACCTTCTTGGCGGCGGGCTTCTTCGCTGCGACCTTCTTGGCGGGCTTCTTGGCAGTCACCACGGACGGCCTGCCTTCGCGTCCAGCCATCCGTTGATCCACGCGATGTGGTTGTACGAGCCGGGCTCACACGGGTTCATGCCGCGCGTGTAGCCGGCATGGAAGCACTTGATGCCGTCGCTGTAGGCGTCGAACTCGGTCATCGCGGTTGGAGATCGTCGATGATCAGCATGGATGCGCGCTTGCCGGAGAGCGGCGCATCCTCGCGTGCCTGCTTGAGCATGCTGGCGAGGAAACCACCCGGTGCGCTCGCAGCCTTCACGAGGGCCTGCGACCACAGCTTCGCCGCAGCCTTGTCGAATTGGGCAAACGAGGCGTTGCGATTCATCCGTGGGCGCTGGCGCTGATCGACCTTTGGCGTACGCAGCAGGCGCTCGGTCACGCACTTCAGGACAATCTGCTGCTGCCGCCACTGGTGCACGGTGCCGATGAAGCGCGCCTCGCACATGGCGCGATAGTCGCTCATGTCGACGAGCTGGGCTCGGTTGCGGGCAGTGAGGCTCACAGCGTGCTCACCTTGATGATGTCGCTCGGGGCGAGGGACTTAACCGAGTACATCGCGCTCATGGCATACCGCATCGAATCGACGCGGTCATCGCTGCCATCCGCCGACAGGAGGTCGGGGAACGCTTTGGCCTGTGCGATCAGCTCACGCGCGCGGCGCTTGGCCGGCGTGTCGAGCAGGCGCTGGGTGACCTCGTACAGGGCCTGCTCCTCATCGAGTCGGCGCACGTGCTCGGTCATCATGGCCATCTGCTCGGCTGAGGTCGGGAACGAGCCGTTCGAGAAGGTCGCGGCAGTGGTGCTAACCGCCGTGTACGTCGTGTTCATCGCTGGGGCCTTGGAGTTGTGGGAGTGAACCTCCCTTGATGAGAGCGACCAGTTCGGCATCCGACATGCCGTTGAGCTGGCGCACGGTGACTTCGCCCTTGTGGTTGTGTTCCACCTGGAGCTTGGTGGGCTCGTAGTAGCCGCACATCTTCCCAATCTCGCGCCAGCCAGCGATGAGGGTCATCGGCTCGGCCATGAGCCTGGCCATCTCAACGCCTTCCAGCAGGCCGTCCATCACCCGTTTGCGGGTCATCTGGCACGAGGCGGCGTAGAGCGCCTTCTCTGCGTGGTAGACCTTCAGCACGTTGGGCATGGCGGTCATGCGATAGCAGAAGCCATCACCCGCCGAGTACCCGGCGCGTTGACTCGCACTGGCAATGGACTCGCCCTGCGCCCAGGCCTTGACGAAGGCGAGCTGCTGGGCGGTGAGCGGCTTGTCCTCATCGACCAGGGCGCATGCGGCTTTGCTGTTCGTGAGGGGTGCCTTGCCACGAATGGTTCGGACTGGGTTCTGGGCAGCGTTAGCTCCGCGCTTGGGGCGCTTGAGCTGAGTGCTGTCTAAGGTCGTACTTCGAGCCATGCTCGGAGTATAAGAGTTCGGTCAAAAATATTTTTTAGAAAATATTTGGCGCAGACGGGCATGGAGCCTCTCCTACCCCTCATCCGTAACCGGGTACCCCGGTTCGGATTCGGGTTCGCGCTCCGAGAAAAGGAGTCTCTTTTCTCTGCCCCGTGAATACAAACAGCCAATACAGGATGACAGAAGACAAGGACCGGCGAGCCGGCCCTTGGTGCGTGGCTCGATGAGCGTCTTGCTCGATCAACTAGGAGCACACCACCATGACCACGATGACCAAGGCCCAGCTCGTCGACGAGAACATCGCCCTGCGCCACAACTGCGCGCAGCTCGAAGCGCAGCTTGCGCAGCTCAACCGCGCGGAAACCAAGCCCACTGCCAAGCGCGGCTCGGTCTTCGAGTTCAACCCCAGCGTGAAGGGCGACTTCATGCGCGCGTCGAAGCTGGCGCGTGAATGCAACGGCG